CAGTTGAGTTAGCCTCAAAGATTTTACTTATAGCAATGAAGGAAACTAATAAAGAAAACTTTGTTACTTGCGTAATGTTCTTTGATAAAGAAATGAAAGGCGATAGTTACACATTGGATTTTAGAAAACCAGGATTTAAAGATAATTAATACGTTAGTCTAACTAAAAAAAGAAATTATGAGAGTCGGAAACATAAACGAAGTAGAGGAAGAAGCTAAAAGGCTACTTAAAAGAATTAAGGAAGTAAAGCAAAGCGATACTAACCAAAAGTTATTTAAAGCAATTTCTCCTAATGAGGTAACTTATTGCTCAAAAGAAACAGGAGCATTAAAAAGAGCCTCAATGGATTTGACGAGGGCGTTATCTAAAATGAGAAACGAGATTTATTAAACGTTCCTAAAAAAGTATAGATATGGAGAAAGAAGAAATACCCGAAAATTGGGAACAATGGAAAACAGAATTTCAAAAGTTAATGTATGAGGAGGATATGGAAACCCAATATATTAAAATGTTATCTGACGAACATTGGCAATCATATTTTATGGATTTATCAAGTCAAGGAATGACACCGAAAGAAGGATTAGATTATTACTTAGATGAATTAATTTACAATTAATACGTTCCCTTTTATGAATGAAACAAATAGGAAGTTTAAATGTAATAAATGCCAACAAGGTATTATAGAGATGAATACAAAACTAAGAGTTGGAGGTGTAAATGTTTATTGGACTTTTTGTAGTTTTTGTTACGCAGCCCCTCAGAGTATAAATCAATTAAACAAATTAGAAGAAATAAAATAACGTTCATTAAAAATAACATGGTAGGATAGCAGTTTAGGTAGCTCCGAAAGCTGTGAGGGGGATAAAGTCGAGGAATGTAGAATACGAGTCAAATTCATGATAAAATACTACGCCTACGTTTCAGAAGCTTTACATCGTAAGTTCGAGTCTTACCCTACCACTAACTATAAAAAATAACGTTCCTAAAAAAACACAGATTATGAGGCTAAAGGATAAAGAACAAGAAAAAGTTATAATAACTATCAAAAGTAGAACCAATAACAAATCAAAATCTATAACGGTTTACGATTCTAATGTTGATGAAATGGTTGAAGCTATAACCGAAATGGTTAAAGCAGCAGAAACAAAATAACCTTCCTATGAAAGCAAAAGAAACAAACTTATTCGATAAACTTGACAACGTGCTAGGCAACTACATGGAAGGAAAAGCAACTGCATTAGACGTAGTAAATACCGCTAATAATGTAAATAGTTATTTATTAAAGAATCCACACCCTCACGATTTAACTAGTGATAGTGATAATTTGTGTGCTTGTGGCGAAGTTGGCTACTATTCAAAGCAACAAGAAAAATATGTTTGTGAGAGTTGCTTTTACGAAAACATGGAATTACCTAAAAAATAGACGTTGGTATTTCTACAAACTTTAATTTGTTTAGCTGTACTTTTTAGCGTACATTTACAAAATGGTATTAAAGAAAGCATTTTTAGCAGTTATTAGACAAAGAAAGTTTTTGTTAATGGAGCAAAAGAATTTGAAGGACGAGCAATTAATGAAAGTTTTAGTTGCAAAGTTTGAAAAGCATTTAAAGATATATTCAAAAATTAAAGAAGAAAGTTTAATAAAATACTTACAAAAAAACTGGGCAAACTTAGAAGCCATTGTAACAGGTAATAAAGCAGGGGCATCACAAATAGAAAAGATTAGACAAATAGTATGGCAATAATAAACGAAAAGCAGTTACAAGCTAAAATATATTTAGATTTCAGCCAACAACGGCCAAAAGAAAAGGGTTGTTTGTGGTCTGTAAGAAATACCACTTTAAGCAAGTTGGACGGGATTACTCAAAAAGCGATGGGAATGGTAAAGGGTGTTTCCGATTTAATACGCTTTCATAATTGCCAGTTTACAGGTATTGAGGTAAAGCTACCAGGCAAGGAACACAGCAAAGAACACATTATAACTCAATACAATTGGGGGCGAACAATGGAAGCCAATGGCGGCAAATATTACATTGTAACAAGTTTAGAGCAATTCTGGAGGGTAATAAATAACAAAGTAACAAAAGATGATTACCACCTTGATAAGATTGAGGAAATAATAAAGAATTCGAAATCAAAAATTATATTTAATTAACCGCCTTAACAGGCAAAAAAACAAGAAGAAATGATTGGAGGAAAAATCAATTTAGCGTCATTGACGCACGTTATTCAAACGGCAAAATCGGGGCAAGAATGCATCGTTATCCCTGTTGATACAAACAAATTATTTAAAAGTGAAAAGGGAAATATCTATTTAGATATTATTGCTTTTGATGTAAAAAACCCAGCTGAAGGGCAAAAAGATACTCATATTGTGAAGCAGTCTCTACAAAAAGAGGTAAGGGAAAAAATGAGTGAAGAAGAACTGAACGCGATGCCTATTTTGGGTAATCTAAACGCCAATATTAAAAGCGGAGGCGAACAAGAACCTCAAGTAGCTGGCCCAAGTTTAAAAGAGGGTGAAGATTTACCGTTCTAACCGTGGATTTGCAGATAGATAAGATACCTGCACACAAAACTATTTTGATACCAGTAGCAAGCGAAGACATTCCAGAAAGTGTTGAGTTTGTTACTGACATCAAAGTTTTAATTTGTAACGGGTTAAAGTATAACGTTTTTGATGCATGGAGTTGGGTAAAGGGTACACCAACACCTACAGCACTAATAAAGCTTTCGACAGGTTTAAAGATTCAGGCGGGTTTGTTGTGGCAAAGTAAAAAGAACAGTAATAAAATGTATTTTTTTGTGTGTGATAAATTATGATTGAATTAAGGGATTATCAAAATGGAGCTACCGATGGAATTCGGGATTTTTTTAGAGGTGGCGGAAAACATGTATTACTTCAAGCCCCTACAGGGTCGGGAAAAACTGTTATTTTTAGTTATATAGCACAAAATACATCATTAAAAAATAAAAAGGTATTAGTACTCACCAATAGAACCGAGCTACTAATGCAGACGGGAAGTTCTTTAGAAAACTTTGGAATAGACCCTTATTTAATTCGTGCGGGAACTAAGTATTTAAATTTTGACCATCATGTATATGTTGCAATGGCCCAAACGTTACGCAACAGGATAAAAAAACCAATGTGGAGAAATTGGATATTAAAAAGCATTGATTTAATAATTATTGATGAGGCCCATCTACAGGAATTCAATTATATATTTGAAGACGATTTGTTAAAAAACAAACATGTAATTGGTTTTACGGCAACCCCAAAGCGAACGGGTAGCATGAAACAACTGGCTTTAGATTATGATGATATTATACAAACTATTTCGGTTAAAGATTTGGTTGATAAAGAATTTTTAGTTTCAGACGATTATTATGGGGTCAGCGGGGTTGACTTAAATGTTATTAAACATGACAGGCTAAAAGGTGACTATAGTGAAGCCGATATGTTTGGGCGGTTTAATTCCCCCAAGTTATACGCTGGAGTTGTTAAAAACTGGATGCAGGTAGCCAGAGGAACTCATACAATTGTTTTTTGTGTTAATATTGAGCACGTTATCCACACATGCGAGGAATTTCATAAAAATGGTATTGATGCTCGCTTTTTGGTTTCTAGTATGGGTAAGCCAAAAGAACCCGAAGCAGATGCTGAGGCTGGTATGTGGACACGTTACGAAGAACGAATGAGGCTTTATACTTTATATCTTGAAAGCTTTGGCAGATGGAGCGGAGAACGTAGCTATATGATAGGCAAATTTAAAAACAAGGACTTTCCTGTTTTAATTAATGCAGGTATTGCAACCACTGGGTTTGATTGCCCTTCTATTGAAACCGTTGTAATTAATAGAGCAACATCTAGTTTGACGCTTTGGCTGCAAATGGTGGGCCGTGGAAGTCGTATTTACCCAGGTAAAACGCATTTTAATATTCTTGATTTTGGCGACAATGCTAAACGGTTGGGCCATTATACAGCCCCACAGAATTGGAGTATTTGGCATGAAGCCGTCGAAGCTGGTGGTGGTGTGCCGCCTGTTAAGGAATGCGGTTTGGTTGGTGATGCACCAAAGGTAGACGAACAAGGTAAAAGCGGCTGTGACCGTTTAATAATGGCAAGTATAAAGATTTGTCCGTTCTGTGGTTATATGTACCCTAAAAAGATTGCAAAGGATATTGATTTGAAAGCCGTGGTTTATGACAACGAAACACACAAAGCTATTGCAGTAAAAAAGATTAGTGAAATGTCAACCTTTGAATTATCTGAATACCGAAAAATTAAAGGGCATAAACCCGCATGGCTATGGCGACAACTTTATTTTAGAGGCGGCACACAATTGATTGAAACCTTTGGTAAAGAACACTTTTGGAAGCGTGGAACTATTGAAAGAGCAATTAATTATGTAAAAAAGTTTTAAATAGTTTGTTTGTTTGTACTTTATAGCGTACATTTACAATATGAAAGCAACAATAGATACCAAACTAAGTAGAAGTGGAAAAAGAACAATGTACTTTCCAACAATAGAAGGATTAAGAATATCAAGAACAAATTTCTCTAGAAAATGGGAAGCAACAAATGAAGGAAAACAATATATTTCCTTTCATGGAGTTGATAAAATTAAAAATCTAATTAAAAAAATAAAAAAGTAATGGAGTATAAGGATTTCTTAGAAAATAAGCAACACAGTATAGGTAATTTTGGATTCGAAGCTAACTATATCCCTGATATGGCTTTTGATTTTCAAAAACAGATAATAGAAACCGCTGTAAAAAAGGGTAGAATGGCTGTGTTTGCTGACACTGGACTAGGAAAGACTTTAATACAGTTGTCACTAGCTCAAAACGTAGTAAATCACACAGGTAAAAGAGTACTTATATTAACTCCTTTAGCTGTTGCTTTTCAGTTCATACTAGAAGCTGTAAAAATGGGGATTGATGATATTGAATATTCAAAAGATGGAAAACACACTAAAAACATAGTTATTTGTAATTATGAAAGACTTCATTATTTTAATAGTACAGATTTTGAAGGTGTTGTTTTAGATGAAAGTTCAATACTAAAAAACTTTGACGGTAAAATTAAGGGTCAAATAACATCATTTGTTAAGAAGTTACCTTATAGATTTTTAAGCACAGCTACACCTTCTCCAAATGATTTTATAGAGCTAGGTACAAGTTCGGAGGCTTTGGGTTATATGGGATACACAGATATGTTAGGTAAATTTTTCAAAAACAATAACAATTCTATTGATCCTAAACACGCTGGAGATAAATGGTATTTAAGACCTCACGCTGAAAATGATTTCTTTGCGTGGGTTAATCAATGGGCTTTAATGATAAAAATGCCTAGTGATTTAGGATTTAGCGATGAAAAATATATTCTACCCGAATTAATAATTAACACGCATACAATTAAAAACGAATCTTTATTAGAAATTGATGGTCAGATAGAAATGTTTAATCGACCAGCAAAGGGGTTTAACGAGGTTAGACACGAAGTAAAGCAAACAATTAAAGAACGTTGTATTAAGGCTGTTGAATTATCAAAGGGAAAGACTTCTGTTTATTGGTGTAATAGAAACGAAGAAAGTAAACTATTAAGTGAATTGGATCCAGAAGCTGTTGAAATAATTGGTAGTCAATCAATGGAGAAAAAAGAAGAAATATTACTAGCGTTTGCTCAAGGTAAAATAAAAAGGATTATTACTAAAGCTAAAATGACGGGAATGGGCTTAAACTGGCAACATTGTAATCATTCTGTATTTTTCCCTACTTATTCATACGAACAATACTACCAATCAATTAGAAGGTTTTGGAGGTTTGGTCAAAAGAATAATGTAACTATTGATATGGTTGTTTCTGATGGACAAACAAGCGTATTAGAATCACTTCAAAAGAAAACGCAAAAAGCAATTGAATTACATACTAATTTAACTAATAATGTAAACGGTTCATTTACACAAGTGATAAAAGAATTCAACAAAGAAATAATAACACCTAAATTTTTATAATATGACAAAAGAACAAACACACGAAGAAAACTACAGTATTTACAATAGCGATTGTATGGAGGTAATAACTACCTTAAAAGATGAAAGTATTGATTTATCGGTTTATAGTCCTCCGTTTGCGGGATTGTATAATTATTCAAGTAGTGATAGAGATTTTAGTAACTGTGAAAGTAAAGAACAGTTTTTAGAACAGTATGAATTTCTAATTAAAGAAATGGCTAGAGTTACTAAAAAAGGTCGTATTAACGCTGTTCATTGTACCGATGTATTTGATAATACTTGCAGACTTTGGGATTTTCCACACGAAATAATTAAACTACACGAGAAGTATGGGTTTGAGTATCGTAATCGTATTACAATATGGAAAGAGCCTTTAAAAGTTAGGATGAGAACAATGGTTCAGAGTTTAATGCACAAATTCATAGTAGAAGATTCTACAAAATGTTTTACCGCTATGCCTGATTATGTTTTGATATTCACTAAGAAAGGAGAAAACGAAGTACCCGTTACACATGAAAGCGGTTTAAGTTATTATGCTGGAGAAGTACCTGTTTTACCTAATATTTTAAGAGCATGGAATAATGCTAATGGTTCTGATTTAAACGAAGCTCAGTTATGGGAATACTTAAACAAAAACTTTAAGAATCACAAAGACCCGAAAACAAATAAACTAAGTCATTATATTTGGCAACGTTACGCATCTTCTGTATGGGATGATGTTAGGATAGATAATGTGCTACCTTTTAAGCAAACAAAAGAGGAGGACGACGAGAAACACGTTCACCCATTGCAATTAGATGTTATAGATAGAATAGTTCAATTATACTCTAACCCTAATGAAGTTGTTTTCACTCCTTTTATGGGTGTAGGTAGCGAGGTTTTTAGTCCTGTTTCTTTGGGTCGTAAAGCAATAGGTATTGAATTAAAAGATAGTTACTATAAACAAGCTATTTTAAATGTAGCCGAAGCTGATAAAAGATTCAAAGAAAAGGCTGAACAAAAATCATTATTTTAATGAGTAATAATATAGAATATTTCAAAACCAAAATTATAGAAGTTAGAAAGGCTTTAGGATTGAGTAAATACAAAGCTGTTTTATGTTGTGAGTTGCCTTGTGGTAATACTATTCAATATACTGAAGACAATGGTAATCCTCATTTAAAAACACTTTTAAAACTAAGTAAAGGGTATAAGTTGAAAATAACTATTGAAAATGGTAAATTAATAATTGAGTAACATGAAACAAATAATAGAAAAAAACTACGATAGTATTATAAAAAGGGGGTTAATCACCCCCGATACTAGTGTAAATGAGTTTTTAGATAAGCTTCACGAAGAATGTACCGAATTGGGTCATGATTGTGCAAATGGTGTTGATTTTGCAGAAGAATTATCTGATGTTATTTTGGTGTGCTTAAATATGGCAAAACATTTTGATATTGATATAGAAAAAGAGCTGAACAAGAAAATACAAAAAAACTATGATAGATGACAAAGAGGTGCTTGAATGGAATATCACAATTGCTTTGTATAAAGCATTTACCGAACAATTAACCCAGCTTACAGGCAAGCCAAAACGGGATTCAAAGGTTATCTTTAACCGAACAAAAAGACATTGTGACGCACTTTTAAAAGTGATTGAAGAAATAGGTGACGAAGAACGGCTTGAAGAAATAACTGGTAAAATTGAAGATTCTATTCATGAGTTAAGAAAGTCTATAGAACAGAAAACCCCTGTATAAATACAGGGGAATTCGTCGGGCAGGTAAAAGAAAAGGATTAGAAATGCTAAGTTAATTAAAAATATTCATAAAAGCTTTGTTTTAGTTATATTTGCTTTATGGAATGGCTCAAAAAAAACTGGCTCACTTTGTTGTGTGCTTTTGGACTTGCTGGTTTAGCAGGATTTGAAGAATATCAAAGTGAAAAAAGAATACGGCAAATGAAGGCTATTCTAGTGGATGCAAATAATGGCAAGCCGACAGAGTGGTGTCAAACCTATTTGTTTACTCCGATGACTAATATTGCATTAAGTAGAACCAAAACATTAACCGTTGTCGCTTTTAAAAACGAAGCCAACGTAGCAATGATGACTGATGCACTAGGTATAAAAGCAGGTAGTATAAGACAAACCGCTTTACTTGATACAAATGTTCTTCATGTAATGGATTCGATGAATGTTGATATGGGTGATTTCGCTGCTTTATTTGCAGAAAATGCCGAAGCTGATTCTGATTCTTATGTTAGGGGTCAATATATGTACAACAAAGAAACCAACAAAGCAACCCATATACATGACATCGAAGACGGTTGGAGGGAGTTATACTTTAGTTTACCTGATTCATTTAAAAAGCTTTATTGTAGGCCATTTTACTGGTATTTAAAAAAGGACGGTACAGTCAAACCAGACAGAATATCAAGCACTTTTGTAAAGTGTAATTAAATAGTTTCTATTTCGTCAATCTTAGCTCCAGATATATCAGCATCCGAGGGTGTACCCTGCGAAGTTGTTGGTGACAAAACCCCTGGCACTGCCGATGCGCTAATTGTAGCCGTTGTTATATGGGTGTGAGGGCCATAAGTAGTGGAAACAAAATCATTAAAATCAGCTTTTAAAGCATTAAATGCGGTTTCCATTTCGCTAAACCTTACCATGTGGTCAGTATCACCACCGATTTGCATTTGTCCGTCATTTTTTAACCAAATAAAAGTCTTTACATCTCCGTTTTCGTCTGTGGAATAAGTTCTATTTTCCCCAACTTCAGCTAATTGGTTTTTATTAATATATCCTACAATAACTTTCTTACCCTTTATTGAGGTTTCTGCATAAATAGCTATTAAGTCTTTTACAGGCATAGCATCGGTTCCAAATGGCATAGCTTCAAAAGCTGTTTGAACGTCTGCTTTGCCCTTTCTTAATACCTTTATTATACGTCTACCGTTTTCAACCGCAGAGCTCAAATACTTAACTATGTTCACCATCGTTGCTAAATGTAAATATATATTCGGGAGTTTGACCATTATAAACCTCAGGAATCACACAAGTGAGAGTCGCTGTGGTTTCTTTTTCTGTTTGGGTTAATTGTACACTTTCGATAAAAAAGTCCGTCTTATTGTATAAAAACAAATCTTTATTAATTACTGTGATTATATTGTTTGGCTTTATAACCTTGCCATCAATTTCCCATAGGCTTGTCTTAATTGTTAAAACAATATTTTTTAATTCTTTAGCGAGTACACTTTTAGCAGCGTCAGCCGTATCATTGTCGCCTCCACTATCTTGGGTTTTTGTTAATGGCCTATATACAAAAGGAACAAAAGGGTTACGAATTGTTTCTTGCCCTGCATCACCCCCATCAATATCGGCATCTTTAAAAACTGTTATGTGTGAGTGCATCGCTTGCCCGTTAAAACTCAACGACATTGATGTGCCTGGTACATTTTTATCAAAGTGATATAAAGGGGTTCTTCTTGTTTTTGATTTGGTAAACAATAAATCGCCCTCGTTTGTGTGTGATACTATTATATCTTTTTGCGCTGCTAGACTTGTGATATATCCTTTTATGGTGTCACCCTCGTTTGCTGTAGTGGTTTCGTAAACTTCGTCAGCTTTAGCCGAAACAATACTATCAACTTTAAGGTTAAAAGGAAATTCATTTACAATCTTTTGAGTTATTTCCCTAAGTGACTGACCATCGTATTGCAAAGGGTATGAATTCAAAGGGATATTGCAATCTTCCAAAACACCAGGCAAAGAGTACCCACTTATTGAGGCAAGTTGTTTATTTTCTGAATCTGTAAATTTTTGATTAAGTATAAACCCACGCAATAAAAGTTCGTCATTATGTTCAACATCAAGTTGATGATAATGCCCCACTTGAAAAAGTTCTTTATGGTTTAAATCTTCGGGGTCAAAATAAAACAAAAAACTAAAAGCAGAAGCGACTGAATCGTGTTTCATTAATAAACTAAACTGATTAAAGTTTGTGATATTAAAATGTCTTTTAACTTTTATATTCATAGCTTAAATATAATATTTTATTAACCTTCCTTTTAAAATAATTAAAATTTCGTTTAAACCTATGTCATTATTTCTTATTAATTCGTCTATTGTTGAATCGTCTTGTTTTAACCCATATAAACGATGAGCAATTGAAATAATATCCGAATCAAATTCAAGTTCCAAGAACCTCTCCTGTTTTGCTCCAGAGGCAATACTAAACAAGTTGGAAAGCGTAAAGTTATAAATATTATTTAGTCCCGAAATACTTGCTGCATTAGGTATATAATCAACAATATCGCCACCGCTTCCAGACTGCAAGTAATCTAAATCATCAATAAAAACCCGTTGCAAATTAAGTAACCGAGCTATCACGTCATTAACCTTAAACCTAGTGTCATAATCGTTTTCGTCAAAAGGAAGTGAAGCAGCCAAAGCAATTGCCGAAAGGGTTGACACACTAGAGGCTTCGTACGACCTTCTTTTGTTATTTGATATATTACCAAGTGCTCCATTAATTGTAAGCCTTAAAGAGTTGTAATTGCCCTCTAACATATTTAATCTACTATCTAAACTTTGTTTAAACCTTGCAGGGGCTTCAATAAAGTTTTGTATTTCACGCATTTTTTGCCCTGCTGTAGTTGTTACGTTACGCAAAGCGTTTTCGGCTGTATTTAATTTATTAAAATAACCTTGATTATCGTCGTCAACTTCTATGTTTTTGCTGTTTTCGTCAAAGTCATTTTTAATCAATGCCGATGTAGTATTAATGTCTTGCGACTCCATTACAACATCATTTTCAAACGAAGCGGCTACAGCTTCATTATTTACTTCTACATCTTCGTCAATTTTATCAACTGGTATTATGTCAGTTTTAGGGTTGTTGTCCGTAAGAGTTTCAACTATTACTCCCGTGACCTTTGTGGTGTTGTATTTTTTGTTATCAAATAATAACGATAAAGGCTGTACAAATAACTTTCCATAAAATGGATGTGTAAAAGTCCAATACCTTTTATCGTCGGCCGATGTTTCAAAAGCTCTTGATTCAACTAAATGGTTTTCCCCTTGAAAGTAAAGTTCTAAGTTATACCGACCGCCTTTTGCTTCTCTTCGGTCAACTAAAGTACCTTTTACTTCGGGGAAATTAAATTCAGTTACATTATAATCCTTTTGCTTTGTTGCATTAATCCAGTTCGGTTTAAATTGTTTTCCGTCACCTGTAATAATTAACAAATCTGTTTTTATGTCATTCAGCCAGCTCATTATCTCAATCGTTTAATTTGTTTTTGTGCTTCTTTAATAAAAAAGGAATCCATTTTTTTCATTGACATTAAACTAGACCTTTTCATAAAGAAAGTATTACTAACTCTTACTTTCCTATTTTTTTCAACACTAAACAAAGGTAAAAGTTTAATTTTTCCTCTTTGTATTTTTTTAACCTTAAATAAAGTTCCTTTGTAAATAATATGTCCTCCAATACCAGCTTTGGCAACACCTTTAAAAAAGCTCTTTTTAGATTGAATTTTATCTATGGCCCTGATATTTATACCTCCTGGGTTTCTTTTTGACCTTAACCTATTCGCTTTCCTGACGTTTTTGTTATTGCTGTTTCCAACCCTACCAGTATCAATAGGTATAAAAGCACGACCCCCAATAGTACCGCCTCTTTCTTGCTTTTCTAAATCGTCTACGGCTTGATTTTGTTTTGCACCAACAAACCCAACAGTTGAATTCATAGTGCTTATTTTAAAGCCTTTAGCCTGTTTTACTCGGCTATTAGCTTTAAAAAAAGTCTTATTTCTGTTAGTGAATTGTTTTTGGCTTTCCGCTAACATTGTTCGCTGCTTTACATGAAAAGCAACACTATTTAAGGAAGTTCTAACTGCAACAGGTAAAGCGGAGCGGTGCATTTTTTCCAACTTATTGGTAAATGAAACCGCTGCATCGCTATTTATATTGAGTTTGAACAAAACAAATTATTTCAATCTAAAAGTTGCTGAACCGCTAATATTCCAACGAAAGTTTGATGTTTCATCAGGCTCTACTTCGTAGTTTTTACTTGGAGGGGTTGCCATAACATAAGTTCTATTCATTGCTGCACCACTCCCGCCTGGTGTGTTAACACCGATTGCAAACTTATTTACATTTGGAACAGTTCTTAAAGACTGAGCACCTTGAACCGCACCAGATTGTGAAGAACAAATAGCCTCAACCGCACCTGTTTGATTATAGGTTTCGTAAAACGTAAAAGGTAAGCCACTAACAACAATACTTCCAGCTGGAAATTCGTCATACCTTGTGGTTGTAGGGTCTATTAATTTAAAAATTATATGAACGTTTTTACCGTTTACAATATAATCCAAATAAGAACCAGCTCCAACCGCTCCAAATAAATTAGTATCTGTTCCTAAACCAAATGTTGAATCGTTTTGTTTTACAAATACCGAAGGATGGTTAAATAAATCTATATGAGTCCACACACCTACCTGCTCTTTAACCTTAAAGCCTAAAGCTTCGATTAGTTGGTGTCCATTTGTTTCGTTGTCGGGGTTGCCATTTTCAACAACTCCAGAATCAACAACAAGTTTTTGAAAAAACTGAATCATATCGCCATGCAACGCTTCAACGTATGTTGTGCCAGGTGTTCCACCGTCTTTATCTCTAACTCTACCCTTTGGATAATTTGCGTCTGGTGCGTCTGTATTTGGTACTGATATTAATTTTCTCATTTTACTGTTGTTGTTGGTGTTGGCGTTACTACTTTTTTAACTTTATGACCTAATCCCCCCAAAAACATCGCTCCCGATATACTTTGCATTAATATATACAAATCAGGGTTTTGAATTAATTTTTCTACGAGGTCAGAATTAACTATAGTCATTAAAACACTTGATATTAATGTTTTGTTTCCGTTTATGTATTCTAATATGCTTTTCATAATTACAAATTTAATAATATTTATTCTAA